TTATGTATCCAATAAAAATCATGGTGGGTAACATCGCAAGACCGTAGCGGGGCGATACATGCTCTGAGACAATTCCGCCAACTGCGGCGCCGATCGCCATGAAAGATCCTTCTACGCTCCAGATCCATCCGAGTGAAGCGGTCTGCGAGCCTTTCGGGCGTACCGCCTCGAGTACTTCAAAGTAGAAGACTTGAACCGCACCACCAAGAAAGCCAATTGATGCTCCGACAAGTGCCATCGTCCAATCCGGATAAGTAAATGTAATTGGCACACAGGCTAGCGCCCAGAGAAAGTACGCTCGGCGAAGCGCTGAAAGTGGCGCCAATTTTTTAGAGCCGCTTAGTTGTTTAAGATAATTGTTTCTACTGGTGGTTCCACTGGTGCTGGTTCTTCAGGTAGTGACTTGACTAAGGGAGCGAAATCGCTTTCTTCTTCAAACACACCTACATTTATGTCTTCCCAAATGTTCTTGGCATAAATCATCAGCATTTCACGGACAACTTCCCGTTCGTCATCGGAGAAAACACTTAGAAAGTTTGTCACAGCAAAATCAAAGCCGAGAGAACTTTCGTTGATTTCTTCAAATTCAACTAGCAAGTTGGTACTGATAGGTGTTGAAATGTCACCGACTGCAAATCGGTCACGGAGCAACCCTGCCAGTTTCAATAGTTCCACTGAATCAACAAGTTGGTTTTCAATCTTGATGTCGTAACTGAATTCCATCTTGTACTTGAAGCGGTTTTTGAAAGCCTGATTGAGAGGGCGTGTGCCTTCGTAATCGGGGTTGTATGCCGCAATAATTTGACAAAGTGGATGTGCTTTTACGAGGGTGGGTATTGAAGACCCTTGTGCGTTTGGAATTGAAATTGTGCGCCTTTTGTCAAGTAGAGAGTGCAGGTAAGCCGCAATCTTTGGTGGCAAAAAGTTGACTTCATCCAAATAGATAATGCCCCCGTGCATTGCCGCAAGGAGAACATCACCTGCTACATAATCAGTACCACCATCTACGGTAGGTTGCCATGAACCAATAAAGTAACTTGGTTCTGCCGCACCGTTGCAGGAGACATTGACTACTGGAAGACCTTGTTCCGCGGCGTAGGCGTAAACCGAAGAGGTTTTTCCTGGCCCCGTTGGCCCGTAGATAAGAACATTGTGGCGTTCTTCCCTAGCGAGCGTGAACACTTCCATTTCTGAATGACCGCTAATTTCACGGCTGATGTAATTGTCCGAACCGAAAATATCCTTTTCAGGAATCAATGCGGAGAGCGGATGGTCTTTTCCGAATAATGCAGTTTCCTGCACTTTCTTTTCTTTGGGCTTGCTGGTGGTAGCCATGTGAGGCAACCCCTTTCTTTTGTTGTTGGTTGTTTGTAATCACGCCGAAGCGCTTGTACCGCACTTGGACTGAACCAGTGTCGTTCTAAAAACGAGGTGCGGTGGCGACCAAAATTTAGAGGTCGCTTACTTCTTTTTCTTTTCGTAATCTTCAACCGTTCCATAGCACTGAACTTCAAGTGCATAGGAGTGGTTTTCTTTAGTTGCAAAAGAAACTACTGGGTGAGAAACTTCCAACCAATCTTTTTTCTTGTTGTAACTTGCGCTGAAGATTGCTTGGCACTTATTGCAACAGAGAAACTTTGGCTTCCAGTCTGCTTGATATTTTGTTGTGTAAAACCCTGCATCAAGCGTTCCTGTTTTATCTGTTGCGTAATAGAGACCAGTGTGCATTGCATCGTTTCCACATGCACAAGTTGCCCAGTCAATTGTTACGGTTGCTTTCCGCTTCATAATTGCTGTTCTAGTTTTTAGGAATTTGTAAGGAGCGTATTTAATGGTCATTTTGATTTTTCCTTTTCTGTTTGGTTTATGGGTTTGTAATCACGCCGAGGCGCTTGCACCACTGTGGAATCTGATTCCTGTCGTTCTGAAAACGAGCAGTGGTGGCGACCATTTTTTAGAGGTCGCTTACTTGCTTTAGTGGTATTCGCATGATTTCGTATGACTGAGTGGTGTAGTCATACACTTTTGCTTTTTTGCATTTTTTGCACACAAAAATTGCTGGAGTTTCTGAACACACCCAATTGTGTTTTTCTTTTTGGCATATCGGATAACTGCGATACCCTTTTGCTTTCATTATTTTTTTCCTTTGCTTTTGGTTGGAGTGGATTGTGACTTACTTATTGCAAATATCATCTTTGCCATTTCACGCCTGATTGCATCTTCTTGCTTCTTGCTTATTTTTTTCCCCTTGGGGAGAATGTTTGGCATCATTATTTTTTTCCTTTTCTGTTAGGTGTTTTGTATTCGGAGTTTTGGTGGCGGCGATTTTTTGAGCGCAACCAACAAAATTCTTTGTGCCAGTGGCAGGATTTGAACCTGCTTGAATATCCGTCTATAACACTGGCGACCACAACTTTTCAAAAATTAAATAGAGCAACTTTTTACTTTCGTTCGTTTCATTACCAAGGGCAAATCGCATAGGTGTGTAGCAACGACCTACTAAGAACTAGAGTTTTTTCGGTTGCTTGCCAAGACTTACACTTGGCTTCACGGTGGCTATAGGCTTCAATCATGAGGGGATTACCTGCCCCTGTCAGTGTCTGTATGATTGCCGTGTAGAGTTCCTGTCAACTTCGGATTTTTCTTCCATGTGCCTGTCGGGATTGGTTCACTGCCAACCCCGAACTGTCGCTTAGGTTCTTCCCACTGGCTATTCCGAGTCTTACATTTGCTTACTGTCTGATTCCGAACTGGTGTCCTACCGTGATAGGGAGTTCTTGGAAGTTCGCTTCGTCAAGAGACTTTGGAATGTGTGCGATGGGCAGAAGCGCTTACGCTTTCCGCTTTCAGGAGTTCTTCAGTTGTAAAGGTGCTTCGGAGGGCTATTGCCAACCGCCCGAACTTGCGTTCGTAGAACCAGCCTACTATCTTGAGGAATCAATGTCAATCAATGATTCTTCAAAAAAGCCTGATTTTATTGGGTTTTTTGCCCATTTTGAAAAAAGTTTCTGAAAAAGCCCCTGAGACAGCAAAAAACCGACCTTCTAAAACCCTTACCCAGTAAGGGTTTGCGGGCTTTTGACCCCCTCAAAGGCTATTTTTTGCCAAAACCATATAGGCACTTTTTCAGGTCAAAAAACAGCCTTTTTTTATTGGGCTTTTTGACCACTCCCAAAGAACCCACGGAAATGCCTGTTTTTCAGTTGTTGAAAATATATAGAGGGCTTAAAAACAACCTTGTTACACCCCTTTGCATCAAAACCTTCCAGTGCTTCATTCATTATCTCTGCCCAATGCCAGTAAGGGCTACATTAAATGTTATTGATTATTGGACAGGTTATGAATCTCGCATTACACTGCGCTACTTGTTGCGCCCAACCAATCGGTAGTACAAGTATCTAAAGAAACATATGTTCTCTAGTGTATTGTATTAAATACATTTTGATTTAATCAATCAATAACACAAAGAAAGGATAAAAAGAAAAGAGGTCTGGTGGTTTCACACCTACAGAGATATTCAAAAACCCAAACAAGAAAGACAACACCAAATGTCAACAGCAAGTATTGAATCACTGCTCATATCGGCAGTTCTAAGACAAGAAGACCACAAGACACCGATGCTGGAAGGTGCTCAACCTAACTGGTTTTTATCTTACAAATCAGAATGGCAGTGGATAGAAACATATATTACTCGCCACCACAAAGCACCAAGCAAGTCGCTGTTCAAAGCAACCTTCCCCGACTTCACTGTTCTCAAATCAGATGATGTTGAATACTGCGTTCGTGAAGTAAAAGAATCTTTCTTACGGCGCTCTCTTGTTCTTCTTTTGGAAGATGCGGCAGACAAAATCAAAAATCAAAGTGATGCGATTGAAGTAATCAACTTTGCTCAACACAACTTGATGCAATTACAAATGGCATCAGAAGGTGGAAAAAACGAAAGCGAGATTGTTGAAGACTGGGAAAATGTTTATGGCGAAGCGGCACGAAGGTATGAAAGAAATCAATCAAGAGGAATTGCAGGCGTACCCACTGGATTCCCAACTCTTGACAACTTGACTGGTGGCCCACAAGAAGGTGACTACTGGATTATTGCGGCTCGCCTAGGTCAAGGAAAAACATGGACACTTATCAGAATGGCTTGTAACGCTCTGTACGCAGGCATGACAGTTCAGTACGATGCACTTGAACAGTCAAGGGCGCAAATTGCAATGCGCTCACACAGTTTCTTATCTAGCCAATACGGTCAGCAAACTTTTCGCTCAATGGACTTGATGCACGGAAAAGACTTTGACTTGAAGGCGTACAAAGAGTTTCTTGTTGGTCTGAAAGATTTGATTGCTGGCAAGTTGATTGTTAATGACACATCTCGTGGTCGTTTGAATCCAAGCATGATTGCGGCACAAATTGAAAGAAACAAACCTGACATTGTTTTTATTGACTACCTGACTCTTATGAATACTGGTGGCGATGATTACAAAGCAATTGCAAACTTGTCGGCAGAAATGAAAGGTATTGCAATGCACTACCAAGTTCCGATTGTTGCGGCGGCTCAGTTGAATCGTATGGCTATTGGAAACGACATTGCAGGTGCAGAACACTTGGCAGGAGCAGATGCAATTGGGCAAGATGCCGACTGCGTAATCACGATGAAGCAAATGTCTGCTCATGTCATCAAAATGAAACTGGCAAAGTTTCGCCATGGTTCAGATGGTCAAATGTGGTTCAACGAATTCAGACCAAACTCAGGGAAGTTTGATGAAATCAGTGGTCAAGAAGCCGACAACATTATGGATGATGACAAGGAGAACGCAATATGACATTGACTTACAAAAAGTTTGTTGAAGAAAACCTAGATATTCGTACTCGTTCGGGTGACGAATGGCAGGCACTTTGCCCATTTCACGGTGACACTCAACCATCATTCAGTGTCAATATAAAAAAGGGTTTGTATATCTGTTACGCCTGTGGAGCAAAAGGAAACATCAGGCAACTTGCATCTTTTTACAAAACTGAAATAACTGAAAAAGAACCTGATATCAATGATGTGTTGAACACGCTTGGAAAAATATCCGAAACTCTTAAGCAAACATCAAGACCTGCCGTTGGCATCAAGATTCCAGCGCACATACTTAGTTCTCTTGACGGAAACAAGTATTGGACAGGCGTTCGCAAACTTACACCTACGGTAGTTGAGAGATACAAACTTGGGTATGACGACATAAACAATCAGGCAGTGATTCCACTAGAAGACTTGCAAAGAAGAGTTCTTGGGTTGATTCGTAGAAACATGGGTGATGTAACACCACGCTACATGTACCCTCGTGGCTTGAAAATCAGTCATTGTCTTTTCGGTGCAGGCGTAGCAAGGGAAGACTATGAAATGTTTGCATATGAAATTATTGAAAAGCGAGATGCGTACCCGTCTGTCCACTACAAAAAAGTATCTGCACCTGCGCTTGTTATTACAGAAGGTGCTATTGATGCGATGGTTGCTTATGAACTTGGTGCGATGGGAGTTGCGATGCTGGGTTCAAGAATTTCGGAAGAACAGGTTGAGATAATCAAGAAGATTGCGCCACCTGAAATTATTGTGGCAACCGATGCAGATAGGGCTGGTAGAGAAGCACAAATTCAAGTGGTGGCGATGCTTTCTAAGGCTCGCTTAGGCATCCCTATCTTTAGTGCGAATTGGGATTCTTCTTTAGGAAAAGACTTGGCAGAACTTGAAAGGTCTGAGGCTATAGACATTCTTGCGAAGGCATCAAAAGATGAAGTCGGTTTCAGAAACAAATCACTAGCGTATTCAGAACTAAGAACAAGAAAGAAGAGGTAGGCAAACATGAAAAAGACAATGGTGTGGATGTATGAACATGAAATTACAGAACATGATGAAAAAGGCAGACCAGTAAAACGAATTATCTTAACTCCTTTTGAAAAAGGAAGTATTAAGAAAATTAGGGTTGCATATTACAAATGAAAGTTGCGCCAACTCCTAGTCCAAGCGACAAAGTGGTTTTTGAAATTGAAGAAAAATGGCGTGTTCGTGGTTTCCCTCATTACAAATTAACCATGGGGGAACGACAAAAAGAACTGGAAACATTTTCTGCTTACGACAGAACACTGCTGTTGAAAGATGATGTAATCAAACAGACTCTTCATGCTTTGGGTGCAACATGGCATTACTTCCCTCATCACTGGGCAGTAAAAGTTGGCAAAATGCGAACTGCTTACGATGTTTGGTATGACGATGAACTCTTCAGAAAAGCAATTGTTTCAAGAATTAAATGGGGTGGTTACGAGTTAGACGAAAATGGTTCGGCAGATTTGTCGCCGTCTTACATGCGAAAAGCACTACGCACATATTCAGGTGTTCAAAGAGTTTCAAACTTCAGACCGTCAGCCGCTTCTGCAATTTACGACCACTACGCAGGAGATGGTGTCGTTTGGGATATGTCGTGCGGATATGGTGGCAGGCTCTTGGGTGCAATGGTTTCTGACAGGGTAAAAAAATACATTGGTACTGAACCATGCGATGAAACTTTTAAGGGATTAGAAAGAATGGCAGAAGACTGGTCTTGCGATTTCAAAACAAGAGTTGAACTAAACCGTATTGGTTCAGAAGATTTTGTAACTAACGAAAAGGTTGATTTGTGCTTTACATCTCCGCCTTACTTCAACACTGAAATTTATTCAGATGAAGAAACACAATCGTGGAAGCGATATGACTCAGTAGAAAAATGGAATAGCGGTTTCCTTGCACAAACAATCACTAACTGCTGGGAATCGCTCAAAGATGGTGGTCACATGATTATGAATGTTGCCAATGTTAAAAGCCACCCTACTCTTGAAGCAGACACAGTTGAACTTGCCACACTACAGGGCTTTACTTATGTGCGAACTCTTGCACTTACCCTTTCAAGTATTACAAAAGGTGGCTTTAAGTATGAGCCAGTATTTGTTTTTGTGAAGTAGCCACCATGCCCGTGTATGTTGTTATGCCAATAGAAAAGAAGAAGACTCACTGGCTGTTGTTAAATGTTCACTATGCGAGAAGGCTTCCTAACATTAGTTACGCCTTTGGCTTGTATCTAATTGATAAATCAGGGAAAACACTCAAAGGTGTTGTTACTTACGGTATGCCACCATCGCCAACTCTATGCACTGGTGTTTGTGGTCAAGAATGGAAATCAAATGTTCTTGAACTAAACCGTCTTTGTTTAGTTGATAATAAAAAAAATGAAGCAAGCAGGCTAGTTGGAGCATCGTTAAAAATGTTGCCACACCCAACCATTGTTGTTTCTTATGCGGATACTGCTCAACAGCACACTGGGTTCATTTATCAAGCAACTAACTTTTTGTACACTGGAGCGTCTGCAAAGCATTTGGATTACGGGCTAAAAAGCAACCCCAAGGCTCACAACAAAGGAATCACAAATACAGTTCCGAAAGGCAAAGACCGAATAAAAAAACTTAAAGAGATGTATGGCGATGACCTTGTAATAAAACAAAGAAGCCAAAAACACCGTTATGTTTTTTTTGTAGGGGATAAAACTCAGAAGAAGAAAATGCAAAACGATTTGCGATACAAGGTAATGCCATACCCTAAAGAATCTTGTGTAAAACAAATGGGGCGGTAGATTCTCCGCTCTAGGAAACATCTACCACCCCAGTTGCCCAAGGAGGCGACTAATAGGGAAACACCAAAACCCTAAACGCCAGTACTCATCTAATCGCAGTACAGGGGGCTTGTCAAGTGTTTTTTTACCAGCCCTCTTTCTTTCGGTCAATACAGAACACTGGGGCTTGAATAGTGATGCCGTGTTCAGGAGTAATAATCGCTAGTGCCTGTTGTGGTTGTTCAAAAGAAAAGTTGTTGATAAAAGCATATTCATCAACTCCTTTAAGGCTTCCGTTAACTATCAGGCCAGGAGTTTGAACTAACTGATGCCAGTGACCTACCCAAATAGTTTGGAAGTTAGAACCAGTAGCAAGATATCTCTGTGCTTTTCTAGCCTTCAGTCGCATGATTGGTGGCCAGATTCCACCGATACCACCACCACCCGAGGCTTGGTCGCCATGGGTTATCAACTGTCCATAGCCGTACACACTTACCAATGAGTCTGCACCTTCAGGTATTTGGAAAGTTACCCGTTCGTCTTTTTCAAAGTGACGCTCAATCATCTTTGTAACAAGCCAGTCGTAGTTTGTTTTAACACGCAACTTCATGCGAGGTTTCCGTGTTGTTCTACCATGGTTGCCCACTACTGAAGTCACATGAACTTTTCCAAATTCTTCAGCCAACAAATCAATTGATGCAGTTAACTGACCTGACCAATAGAGCAACGAACTAAGCATTGTGTCTGCGTTAGTGTCATGCAATTCTTCGTGGATATCGCCACTGAAAATATCGCCACCAAGAATCAACAACACTCCATCGTAGGTAACACCACTGATGTAATCCCTTGCCACCTTGATGACATTCTGAGTCCACTTCTTCAAACGCATTGTTGCGATGGTTCGGTCATAAGCGTTAAGGAAATCAACCTCTTCAGGAATAACTACTTCATCAAAGTGTGTATCTGAAAGCATTACAACAAGCGTTGCGGAACTCTTTTTAGGTTTTGCAGGCGATAACCATTTAGGCGGATGTAGGTCTGCCGAAAGAATTGTCTCACTTGCTTCAAGTGTTTTGGTAATAGCATTTACTTGTTCAGATAACTTCTGAATCGTTCTTGAATCCTGATTATGTTGCTTACGCAAAGTCTCATTTTCAATTTTAATCGGGTCGTTCGTTTCAATACTTTCTTTGAATTTACTCATTGCTATTTTCTCCTGCGAATAGTGTTTGGAATGTGGTCGCCTTTGCGCCACCTCTGTAGAACGCTAACTGATGTTTCAACTTCAAATTCCTTCAAAACACTGACTAGCAGTGGAATTGCAATTTTTGTATTCTTTAATGCTTCGTAAAAGTCTGCCAACGACTCTTTATCAAGTTTTTCTTCTAACACTTCAGTAAGTGGCTTTTCTGAAGACTTGTATATTTGCTCTGAAAATTTGCTCATGTGTTTTTCCAAGGGCTTTCCGTTCGGGTGATGTTTGCTGGTCTCACATATAGGGTAGCCGATTTCTTCCTAAGCGACCACGCTAACGCTCCTGCGATAAAGGTGTCAGGTGGATGCCCCGAACCAAAGAGGTCTTTTTGGGTGGCGTATTTATGTTCGGAATATGCGAATTGAATACGAGGGCTTTTGATACCAAACTGTTCAATTCCTGCGATGTATTCAGTGAAGACCGATTCCCTTTCACGACCACGGAGAACCATGTCTTTAATCTTCTTTTTGTCGTACTGAATCATGTCGTCAATAACATCTCCGATACCAGTGGCATCGTGGATGCAGTAGCCACCATAGCCAGCGAGCCTGTTATCCAAATCGGCAATCATTTGAGGCCAAGGCTTTCTTCAAGTACGGAGAAACGCAACTTCACGCCAAGGGTTTTCGTCAACACGGAAGGTTCGGATAATTGTCCAGTCCTTCTCTTTCGCCCAGTCAACACCAGTGATGTATGAAGCACCTTCCATTGGAGGTTCAACAACAATGTATTCATCAAGGTCGCCAACATAAACTCCTATGTTCGGGTCAAAAGCCGAATCAACATAAGCCGTTTCAATAGCACGACCATCAAACGAGGGTTCTTGCAAATCGTATTCAACTTCCCACATTCGTGAAGAAACTTCCATCTGTTTGCGCTCAACCATGTCCATAGACAGCCAGCCTTTTTCTTCAGGCGTACCCACCGACTCACGCCAGCACCAGTCGTAAACAGGCCAGCCTTTTTCATTTGCTCGCTTTAGGAGTTCAGTCATTGTTCCATCGGGATATTGGTGTGTACTGGAAATAACTGTTTGAGACTTCAACCCACGACCATCCATAGGCTGACCTTGTGCGGCTTCAAAGAGTTCAATGTCCATTTCATCAACTTCGTCTAGTCGCAGTCTTTGAGGGTGAGGCCCACGAACAGACTTTTGTGATGCCATAAGTGCAGTAATCCAAGCGCCATTAGTTAGGCGAGTGCTGTACTTAGTCGGGTCATCTTTTAACAACCCGTTAGGTGAGAACTTGTGATGCCACAGTTCGTTTGTTACTTCATGCACTCTCTGCGATTGAGCGGCTGAACCACCTAGAATCGTTATTTGTGCGCCTAGTGTTGCGGCTTCAATCACAGAGAGTACGCCCATTAAGGTTGACTTGCCGCCGAATCCACGGCTCGCCTTCCAAATCGTTACTGGATAGCGCCCGAAGTACGCATCCGCTAGAGCATTGAATGGTGCAGTGTGATGTTTACAAACAGCAACACGGGGAACGGTAATACCCCAAACAACACGGATGTACTCCCATAGTTCATCATCGTCTTGTGGCAGTCTGCCAAGTAGAAGGCTCATATCGCAATGGTATCAGGGGCAACGGGGTCGGG